AGTGAAAATCCTGTCGAACACAAGTCTCATAACCTGATTGAACTTGAAAATGGTCAGTATGCTCTATATCCAAACAACAGATTGCGTATTTTTGACAATAGTCTGACTCCGGTAGATCCAAAAATGCCAGACTTTAAAGTTTCGACTCAATATTATCAAGTCGAAAATGGAAATGATCGACTTGGAATGGGTCGTGAGGATGAATATTTTTGGAAAACAGCAAAAGAACGTGAAGAAACATCCGAGAAAGGTGAAAATAAATAAAAAAAGGGATAGAAACCCCTCAAAAAGTTCTGATTGTACTAATCAGGAGTCAAAATGGGCAATTCACCTGTCGATAGAAACGCAAACATTATGAGAGAAATATGGGGAACAACAAGTTTAACATCAGATTATTGGTCATTGCCACATAAGACGAATGATAATGTCGAAGAAAGAGTAATTCAAGAAATTATGCACGATGATTTGAAAAAAGATCAAAAAAATCTTCAGGAATAGGGTATAAATAAAATTAAGAAAACTCTTTTCCAATGGCAGTTCAAAGGATATCAAGGGCATTTAAGGACATTAGTTTGTCCTTTGAGCCTCATCCTGTAACAAAAGATCTACCTATATTAAAAAATGAGAATGCAATTCGCCGTGCGGTGCGAAATATTGTAGAAACTATCCCGACAGAGAGATTTTTTAATTCTTTGTTGGGATCTGATGTAAGAAGAAGTTTATTTGAATTTGTCGATTTTGGTACAGCATCTGTAATTCAAGATCAAATACAGATTGCAGTTGAAAACTTTGAAGAAAGAATTGAAAATCTGATAGTTCAGGTAGATCCAATACCAGATGAAAACACTTTCAATGTAACAGTTATATTTGATATAATCGGACAAGAGTTTCCAACACAAGAATATTCATTCCTCTTAGAGGCAACGAGATAAAATGCCTTTTACAAAATATACAAATTTAGATTTTGATCAGATAAAAACTTCTATCAAAGACTATCTCCGTGCAAACTCTACATTCACGGATTTTGACTTTGAAGGGTCAAATTTTTCTGTTTTAATTGATACTCTAGCATATAATACCTATATTACAGCATTCAACTCTAATATGATTGTGAATGAATCCTTTTTGGATTCCGCAACTTTGAGAGAAAATGTTGTTTCTCTTGCAGGAAATATTGGGTATGTACCTCGTTCTAGAACCGCATCAGTTGCTCAGATATCATTTAATGTATCAACTACAGTAAAGACTCCTACACTCACTCTCAAGGCAGGTATAGTGTGCGTAGGGAGTGCAAATGATACAACATATACATTTGCAATACCGGAAGATATAACAGCAAATGTTGTGAATGGAACAGCATCATTCAACAATATTGATGTTTATCAAGGAATATTTTTAACTAAAACTTTTTTATATGATGGATCTTTAGACCAGAGATTTGTTTTAAATAATTCTTTTATTGATACATCAACTCTCAGAGTTTATATTGGGACCGAAAGTACTAGAGGAATTGAATACTTTCTTTCTGAAAATATTTTTGATGTTGATAAAAATTCGAGAATCTTTTTCCTCAATGAAGTTCAAGATGAAAAATATGAATTGAGGTTTGGTGATGGAATTATTGGCAAAAAACTGGGAGAAAATGGAGACGGAACATATATTACAGCAAACTATATTATTACTGATGGAAGAGATGGTAATGGGGCTTCTAATTTTTCATTCTCAGGTTCATTAGAATCTGCAATTGGAGAAGTTAGAGAAGTTATTGATCCAGGAACAGTTACTATCACAACAAATCAATCATCAATTAATGGTGGAGATATTGAGCCCATAGATTCAATCAAATATTATGCTCCAAGATTGTACTCTTCCCAATATAGGGCAGTTACATCAAGAGATTATGAGGCAATTATAAAAAGAATATATCCAGATACAGAGTCTGTTTCGGTTGTTGGTGGAGAAGAAATGGATCCTCCACAGTTTGGCACTGTTCAAATCAGCATTAAACCAAAAAATGGATCTTTTGTTTCAGATTTTAACAAATCGCAAATATTATCAAAGTTAAAACAATTTTCAGTATCTGGAATAAATCAGAAAATAGTCGATCTTAAGATACTTTATGTTGAACTTGATAGTTCTGTTTATTACAACTATTCACAAACTTCAAGTGTAAATGAATTAAAGTCGTCTGTAACAAACTCCCTTCAAAAATATTCAGAATCTTTGGATTTAAATAAGTTTGGAGGAAGGATTAGATATAGTAAAATACAACAAGTTATTGATAGTACAGATACTGCAATTACATCGAACATTACTAAAATTATTATTCGTAGAGATTTGAAGGTTGAACTGAATAAATTTGCACAATATGAGTTGTGCTTTGGTAATAGATTTCATGTAAAACCGGAAGGTTATAATATCAAATCTACTGGATTTAAAATTTCCGGAGAATCTTCTACTGTGTATATTACAGACACTCCAATAATTTCTTCTGGGGCAAATAATATATCCAATTTATCAGAAGCTGGAAATCTTTTTCTGAATAGGCCAAAGGTTATTAGCGCAAAAACCGGTATCATTTCATTATTCAAAATTGATGAAAATGGAAATAATACTGTTGTTGCTAAAGATGCAGGAGTGATCGACTATGAAAAGGGAGAGATTAATCTTTACACATTAAATATTACAGAAACCACATCTCCTAATAACGTTGTCGAAATTCAAGCATATCCAGAATCAAATGATGTTGTTGGATTGCGAGACTTGTATGTGACATTGGACATTTCTAAAAGTACAATAAATATGGTAAGAGATGTAATTGCTTCTGGTGATGAAATATCTGGAACCAGATTTGTTAATAGTTTCTACACTTCAAGTTATTCAAACGGAAATTTTATAAGAAAGTAGTATGATACAAACTGGAATCGAATCTAGAGTTAAGATTCAGGATATAGTTTCCAATCAACTGCCAGAATTTATTTTGGACGAAAGTCCAAAGGCAGTAGATTTTTTAAAACAATATTATATTTCACAGGAATATCAAGGTGGTCCGGTCGATATTGGAGATAATTTAGATCAATATTTAAGATTAGATAATTTAACGCCAGAAGTTATCGTCGATAATACTACTTTAAGTAGTTCCATATCGAATACAGACACTACTATCAATGTATCCAGTACAAAAGGATTTCCAAATCAATATGGATTACTTAAAATTAATGATGAAATAATTACATATACTGGAATAACTACAAATAGTTTTACTGGGTGTGTTCGTGGATTTAGTGGAATTACTAACTATCACCAAGACACCAATCGTGAAGAATTGGTATTTGAAACATCATCTTCTTCTGAACATGATTCCAATACATCTGTCCAGAATCTGAGTTCTTTATTCTTAAAAGAATTTTATAAAAAATTAAAATCAACTTTTACTCCAGGATTAGAAAATATTTCTTTTGCGGATGAAATTGATGCTGGCAATTTTATAAGAAGAGCAAAAGATTTTTATGCTTCAAAAGGAACAGATCAAGCAATAAAAATTCTATTCTCTGTTATATTTGGAGAGATTCCATCAGTTATAAATTTAGAAGATTATCTAATTAAACCATCTTCCGCAAATTATGTAAAAAGAGAAGTTGCAATTGCAGAAGTAGTATCTGGAGAAGCTACAAAAATAGTAGGACAAACTCTCATAAAAACAACTGATGAAAATACAACTGCTTCCATATCTTCGGTAGAACCTTTTACTAGAAAAGGCAAAACTTATTACAAAATCGAATTTTATATTGGAAATGATGGAAAATCTTCTGTTGAAGGAAATTTTGTAATTACACCAAACACAAAATTGATTGAGGATGCTTCTGCAGGGGATTCCATTTTAACAGTAGATTCAACTTTAAATTTCCCAGAATCAGGAACTTTAATTTCTGAAAATAATACAATTTCATATACAAGTAAAACTGTTAATCAGTTCTTTGGGTGTAGTGGTATTAATACCACAATTTTATCTACATCAAATGTGAGATCAAATGATACATATTATTCTTATGAAGATGGAGATACTTCTAAAAAAGTAGAGATTATTCTTCTTGGAGTAATACAAGATTTAGTTGAAGAAACTGAAGACTTTAAAGTTTCAGAAGGCGACATAGTTACTATTAAAAATCTGGGAGATAAAATTAGAAATAATAATTTAAATCCTAAGGAAATTTTTGCAAATTCTTTTGTATATAATACAAGTACGAGATACCAAATTGTAAATAATGACAAAAACGAATTAGGATCTGATATTGACAGATCTAGTTTAAAAGTTGGAGATGAAGTTGAAATATTGGAAAGAGGGTCTGAAATATCTACAGGAACAAACACATATATTCAAAGTATTGACAATAAAGGAAATACTCTGGGGTTACAAAACAAACCTACTTTAGATTCCAATAAGAAATATGATATAAGGAGAAAATTAAATAAAACAAGTTCTTCGGGATATGAATTTGAAAGTAGATCTTTGGTGTCAGATGTTCTTAATGTATATGTTGATGGTGGTAATTATGCATATGTCGCATCAAATTCAGTTCCTTCGGAGATAAGGTCTGAATTTACAGATAAAGATAAAAACGTTATAAAAAATTATCGACATAATATTTCATCAGAACTTAAATCTATTGACATTTCTAGTTCTGAAAATCTTCAGGATGATGTGGTTGAGGGATTGTATAATACTATTTCTATTGATGGAACTGAACATCCATTTTTGACTGGAGATCTTGTATATTATTTTTCAGATGGAGAACCTCTTGTTGGATTAGATACTGGCACATACTATACAGAAAGAATATCGAATAAAAAGTTTAAACTATTCAATTCTCAAAGTTTAATAGAATCTGGAAATAATATTAAGTTCCAAATTCCATTATCAGGAATGGGAACACATACTTTTATTTTAAATTCTCAAAAAGATATTGATCTCGGAATACAAAAACTTTTAAGAAAGTTTCCTTTAGGGAAAAATATTGAAAAAGAATCAGGTTCTACTACAGTTCCAGGAACTGTTGGAATGTTGATAAATGGTGTTGAAATTTCTAATTACAAATCAAATGATGTTATTTACTATGGACCAATAGAAGGTGCAAATATATTATCTGGGGGAAGTGACTATGATGTAATAAATCCTCCAGATATTGATGTTTCAGTTGGGAATGGAGATATTGCAAAAATTCAACCAGTTGTTAGTGGAAAATTTGAAAAAGTATATGTAGATACTCAAGATTATAATATTGACAAAATTTCCTCTATTGACATTTTTGGAGGAAATGGATCAGGAGCAGTTATTGAGCCTGTATTAGTTAATAAACCTAGAGATGTCTTATTCAATGCGGATGAATTTTCTACAGGTGGGGGTGTTAGTGAGAACACTAATCAAATTGTATTTTTAACAGACCATAATTTTATAAATGGGGAAGAAATTGTTTATAATTCTTTAGGAAATAATCCAATATTATTAGAAAGTGATAAAGAATTTCCAAATAATTCTACTTATTTTGTCGGGGTTACTAATAATACAACTATAAAGTTATATTATAATTTGTCTGATCAACAATCGGGAATTAATACCGTCGGCATATATACTGGATCATCTGGAGTACATAGATTTTCAACACTTTCTTCCAAAAAACAAATTGAATATATAAAAATTATTAATGGTGGAGAAGGATATACTAATAGAAAACTCATTGTCAAATCTTCAGGAATATCAACATCACAAAATTCTATTAATTTTAAAAATCACGGATTTGGTGATGGAGAGATTGTAGAATATGATTATGAAACCAGTTCAATTTCTGGACTTTCAACAACTAATCAATATTATGTTTTAAAAATTGATGATGATTCCTTTAGATTATGCAATGCTGGTGTTGGGGGGACAATTTATTCAAATTATGAGAGAAAAAAATATGAAAAATTTGATAGCACAGGATCTGGATATCAGTACTTTAAATATCCAGATATTTCAGTTTCCATCAAATATAATACTGTAGGATTTGGAACTACTACACAATCAAATGAAGAATTAGTTATAACTCCTGTAGTAAAAGGAAGTATTATAGATGCATATGTCTATGAATCTGGAACTGGATATGGATCCACAATATTAAATTTCAAAAAAAATCCAGTAATTACTGTTCTCAATGGAAAATCTGCACAATTAACTCCCAATATTATTGATGGAAAAATTATAAGTGTTTCTATCAGTTATGGTGGAAGTGAATATTATTCTACCCCAAATTTAGTAGTTTCTGGTTCTGGAACTGGAGCAGAATTGAGAGCGATTGTTAGTAATGGACAAATAACTGAGGTTAAAGTTCTTAATTCTGGAAGTGGATATTCACAATTAGACACAAAAATTAAAGTTATTTCTTCAGGAAAAAATGCATTTATTGACCCACAAATAAGAAAGTTGACACTTAATGATAATGTAGCAAGGTTTACTGATGGAGAAGTTTTAAGTAAAGGTAAAGATAAATTACAATATTCTGTGTCAAAATATTTTGAAGATCTGAGGGATTCTTTCTTGGAAGATGAATCATCGTCTACTAAAATTTCTGGAATTATTGGATGGGCTTATGATGGAAATCCAATTTATGGTCCATATGGACATAGTGACCCTTCAGCAGGTACAGGTAAAAAAGCACTCCAATCTGGATACATTCTCAATACATCAAATGTCATAGACAGACCTTCAGGATTTGATGGTGGATTTTTTGTTGAGGATTATCAATATGACGGAACTGGAGATTTGGATGAATATAATGGCAGATATGAAAAAAATAATGAATATCCAAATGGTGTTTATGCTTATCATGCAACGATAGATCAATTTCCATATTTTATTGGTAATAAGTACAGGTCAAAATTAATTTCAGATTCTGATTTGAATCAATCATTTGACTTCAACAATTCAAATCTATTAAGAAATACTCTTCCATATAAAGTATCAGAAACAGGTGCAGATTATGATTTCTTCAATGAAACCAGTGATATTCTTGACCAAAAAATAGAAGTTTTATCAACAACATCAGATTCAATTCAATCTATAGAAATTCAAAATTCTGGAAATAACTATAAAGTTGGAGATACATTAGAATTTGACGAAACCGGAACTTCTGGGAGTGGATTGAATGTTGCAGTTAAATCAATAAAAGGAAGAGATATTGTAGATGTGAGTACTAATTCTACTTCATATCCAGATTCTATTTTTACATGGAATTCTTCCGATAAAGTTAAAGTATCAATATTACCAAATCATAATCTTTCAGATAATGATTATATTACAATTTCTGGATTTTCAACAAATCTTTCATCTTTAAATGGAACGCATAGAATTTCAGTTCCAAAATATGCAAATGGAAGATGCCTTTCTACCATAAGTTCAGCATCTGCAGGATTTACAACAGAAATTTATGTCGCACCAATTCCAGAACAAATATCAATAGGCAGTAGTATTGGTATTGGAACAGAAACTCTGAGAGTACTTGGAATATTTAAAAATGAAAATATTCTTAGAATTGAAAGAAGTTTATCGGGAGTATCTCATGCAGTTGGTACTGCAGTATCATTCTTACCAGATTCATTTACAATTTCCAAATCTGTAGATAAATTTGAATCAAAAATAGATGATAAGGTGTTCTTTAACCCCAGAGAATCTGTTGGAGTTTCAACAATAAATGGAGTTGGATATAGTACATCATTTACTTTTGGAAATATTTCAACAGTAAATAGAAGTATTCCATCCAAAGGAATTTATATTGACAATCACCCATTTAAAACGAATCAACCTGTTACTTATGTTGTTGGGACTGGAACAACTTTAATAGTTTCTACTGATGGATTGGTTTCATCAGAAGACTTTATCAATACATTCCCAAATCTGTTTGTCGTTAACAAAAATCCAAATCTTATTGGATTAAAGACTTCCATCAATGGTGAAGAATTATATTTCCATTCTAATGGAGATGATAATGACACATATTCATTTGAATCCAATTCAACTCAAATATTAGGTAGTATAGAAAAAAATGAGGTTACAGTTTCTGTTTCTACCTCTCATAATCTACAATTGGGTGACAATATAACCTTAAATATTAATCCAAATCTTTCTGTTGGAATTGGAACTTCTACTGCAGTTCGTGTTGTTTATAAATCGGACATTGATAATATTATAGTCAATCCAATCGAATTTAATTCTTCAGGAATTGACACAACAACCGATGAAATTACTATCACAGAACATAATTTAAAAACTGGAGATAAAGTTTTATATGAAGATAGTGGATTTGAGGAATATTTTGTATATAAAGTAGATACTAATAAATTTAAATTATGCGAAACATATTTTGATAGTCAACAAAATCCACCAGTTACTATTGATTTTACTTCATCTGGAGGTTCTTCTCAATTTATTTCATTAATAAATCCAGAAATAAATC